AAACCAGAGAGCGTGGATAATAATGGAACTTTAATAACGAAGAAACTAATTAAGAAAGACAATATTAAAAGAATATGTCCTGTATGTGAAAAATATTCTTTTGATACAAAAGATGATATATACATGAAAAAGCTAGATTGTTGCTATAAATGTTATATTCAATATGTCGATGGTAGAGAGGAACGCTGGAATAGCGGCTGGCGACCACAACTAGGAGAAAACAAATAATGGCTGACATGTTAAAAATTGTAAGAGGTATTTCACAAGCAGTGGCAAATAGCCATGATGGTGCAATTGATGAGAACGGTGATCCTGTTCTTATTGGATTAAAGCGAGAAGAAGGAGTGCCAATTATTGATAAGCGAGTAATGGACGGCTTTAATGTAAGTTTTTATGGTGATCAGCTTTGTGTCCATTATCACAGTGAAGTATTCCTTAAAGAAGTTCACGATAAAAAATTTGAATCTAATGTAGAACAGATGATTGAAAGTATTGTTTCTTTTATCAAAAAAGAATATCGAAAAGTTACCAAAGAAAGTCTTTCTCTAAAAAAAGAAGGAGAGATAGATGTTCGAGTAGAAGCATCTAGCCGGATTCGTTCTTGGGTTACTGCAAAGTGTTATTATAATGTAGGAAGTTATGCTGAATCCGTAGATAGTCTTGGCGACCCCGAACCATATAAAGTTGAGAAAACATTTAAAGATTTTTTATCTAAAGGTGCAGATGATGCCAAGAAGCCGCAGAATATAACCTACAAAGGATAACCAAGAGTAAATGAATGCCACAATTATCCAAGCAAGATATATTAAAGGAAATTATAAAATGCGGTAAATCTTCGCAATATTTTCTCCGCAATTACGTTAAAATTTCTCACCCACTTCTAGGAACAATCCCATTTAATACATACTCATTTCAAAATCAATTACTAGATGATTTTGATGAGCACCGATTTAATGTTATCTTAAAAGCTAGACAATTAGGTATCTCTACAATAGCTGCTGGCTATATTGCTTGGATGATTATGTTTCATCGAGATAAAAATGTTCTTGTTATGGCTACTAAGTTCGGTACTGCTACTAATTTAGTTCGGAAAGTTAAAGCTATTGTGAAAAGCGTTCCTGAACATATGCAGATTGCCACTATTATAGTAGATAATCGATCTTCGTTTGAACTTTCTAATGGTTCACAAATTAAAGCTTCTTCTACTAGTGCAGATGCAGGTCGTTCAGAAGCATTATCCTTGTTGGTCCTTGACGAAGCTGCACATATTGAAAATTTAGAAGAATTATGGACTGGTTTATATAGTACATTATCAACCGGTGGTCGCTGTGTTGCCTTATCAACCCCAAATGGTGTAGGTAATTGGTTTCATCAAACTTTTGTTGACGCAGATGACGGAAAGAATGATTTTTTTCCAACAACACTTCCATGGGATGTCCATCCAGATAGAGATGAAGAGTGGTTTAAAAAAGAAACAAAAAATATGTCTCGTAGACAAATTGCACAAGAGTTACAGTGCAACTTCAATATGTCTGGTGAGACAGTTATAGATCCACAAAATATTATAGAGTTAGAAAATAAAATATGCATACCTAAATATCGAGCCGGGTTTGATAGAAACTATTATATCTGGGAAGAGTACAATCCAGAGAATTCCTATCTTTTAGTTGCCGATGTTGCTCGTGGCGATGGCAGAGATTATTCTGCTTTTCAAATAATTGACGTTACAAACATGATTCAGGTAGCAGAGTACCAAGGCAAACTAGATTTAGATCATTATGCTAAAGTTTTGTGTGACGCAGGAAAAGAATATGGAAATTGTATGTTGGTCGTAGAAAATAATAATATTGGCTATTCCGTATTAACTAAACTAAAAGATATGGAATATCCAAATATATATTATTCTACAAAAGGCTCAAATGAATATGTAGATCCCGTTATGGCTGAAAGTATGTCTAATTCTATTCCTGGATTTACTACGTCCATGAAATCACGACCATTGATTATTGCGAAATTAGAAGAGTTTATAAGAAATCAACTAATTACTATTAATTCCAATAGATTGTTGAATGAATTAAAAACTTTTATTTGGCATAATGGCAAGCCTGAAGCCATGAAAGGATATAATGATGATTTGGTATTATCAATGGCTATCGCTTGTTGGGTGAGAGATACAGCCCTAGTTACAAATCAACGAGATTTGGCTTACAAAAAAGCATTTTTAAATTCTATTATGTTACAAAAAACTACACTTAACACCAGTATACCAGGAATGGTAGGATATGATAAAGAACAAATGACTCGTGATGCAAAAGAAATGTACAAAGAGTTTGATTGGATATTTAAAGGTTAAAATATATGGCAGATAATTATAATAATCCTAAGAATAATGAAAGTCCACTGTTTAGAAGATTAACGAGGCTTTTTTCAGGCCCAATTGTAAATTACCGTCAGCAACAACAAAGAAGATTTAAAAGAAGAGCATTAGATAATTACGCGGCCCGGTTTACTTCTGTAGCTGGAAAGCAATTTCAAAAAACAACGTATAATCCATTTGAAACTTTAGGTTCTGCTTACATGGCAAACCAGAATAGAGGTGAAAGATATAAAGATTTTGATCAAATGGAATATATGCCAGAGATAGCCTCTGCATTAGATATTTATGCAGATGAAATGACTACCTCAAACTCGCTACAAACACTTGTATCTATTGAATGCCCTAATGAAGAAATTAAATCCGTTTTACATACTTTATATTATAATATATTGAATATAGAATTTAATTTATTTGGTTGGTGTCGGACTATGTGTAAGTTTGGAGACTTCTTTTTATATTTAGATATTGATGAATCAATGGGGGTTAAATATGCCATGGGCCTTCCCCCACAAGACATTGAAAGAATGGAAGGTCAAGATGCATCAAATCCAAATTACGTTCAATATCAGTGGAACTCAGCAGGACTAACATTTGAAAATTGGCAGATTGCACATTTTAGAATTTTAGGTCATGATAAATATGCGCCATATGGTTCTTCAGTGCTAGAGCCAGCCCGAAGAATTTGGAGACAACTTTCATTAATGGAAGATGCCATGATGTCATATAGGATTGTTCGTTCTCCTGAAAGGCGTGTATTTTATGTAGACGTTGGTAATATTGCTCCTCAAGATGTTGAGCAGTATATGCTTAAAGTAATGGCCGGTATGAAAAGAAATCAAGTAGTAGATCCAGATACAGGACGAGTTGATTTAAGATATAATCCCATGTCTGTTGACGAAGATTACTTTTTACCAGTTCGAGGAGCGGGCACTGGAACTAGAATCGAAAGTTTACCTGGAGGTCAATTTACTGGGGATATTGATGATATTCAATATTTAAGAGATAAACTTTTTTCAGCATTAAAAGTACCTCAATCATATTTATCTCGCGGTGAAGGGGCAGAAGAAGATAAAACTACATTAGCACAGAAAGATATTCGTTTTGCAAGAACAGTCCAGCGTTTACAGAGAGCAATAGTTGCAGAATTAGAAAAAGTTGGGATTATTCACCTATATACGCTTGGCTTCCGCTCTGAAGATTTAATTAATTTTAAACTAACTCTAAATAATCCATCACAAATTGCAGAATTACAGCAACTTGAGAACTTAAGAACCAGATTTGATGTTGCGGCTGGTGCAACAGAAGGATATTTTAGTCGTCGATGGGTTGCTAAAAATATTTTCTCCATGTCCGATGAAGAATTCCAGCGAATGCAAAGAGAAATGTTTTATGATCGTGAAATCGATGCAGCCCTGGCTGCTTTAGAAGGAGTTGAGGGTGGCGAAGGTGCTTTAGGAGGAGGCGAGGGTGGCTTTGGTGACTTCGGTGGAGAGGCAGAGGCAGGACTAGAGGATGATTTAGAAGGACTCGCCCCAGACGAGGAAGAGTTTGGAGGTGAGGAAGAGCTTGGAGGTGAAGAATCTCCACTGTTAGCAGCCCCGGCAAATAGAGAAATGACTACTACTCCAAGATCAAAGGGAAAAAACTACTTTCCTGTTAAATCAGATTCACGCGGAATGGGTGCAAGAAAAAGAAGTATGCATGGAAAATATAATAGAGAAGCAGGTGTGAACACCCCTCGTAATATATTTAAAGGCTATTCAGATTTAAGAAGTTTATCTAAGGGAATTTACGAGAATAACAATACTAATTATGTAATAGAAGAAGAGAAAAAATTATTTGAGGTTAGTTATGAAGTAAAGAAGTTAATTTCTGAGTTGGAGAAAAAAACAAATGAAAAATAAGCATAATAAGAAAAGAAATACCGCTTTTCTTTATGAAGTTTTGATACGTGAAATGACAAGGGCTGTTGTTAATAAAGATAAAAATACTAAAATTTTGGCAACTAATATAATTAAAAATTATTTTAAAAAAAATACTTGTTTATATAAGGAGTTACAGTTATATAAAGCTTTACTTGAAACCACGGACCTAAACGATAAAATATCTGAGAAACTTTTACTAGAAGTTAAAGCTTCAAGATCTAAGATTAATGAAAAAGAACTTTTTAATGAACAAACAAGACTTATAAATAAAATAAATGATGCTTTTAACCCTTCTGTGTTTTCAAGTTTTATTCCAAATTATAAAAGCCTAGCAACTGTCTATCAAATATTTAATTACTCTATAAATGTAAAAGATAAAGTTTTTTTAGAACAGCTTATATTAAAAAATATGCAATCTAAGACAATAAAAGAAGAAGAAAAGCTAGATCATATAGATAACCTAGTATTTAAAACATTTATTAAAAAATTCAATAAATCTTATGGAGAACTCTTGACTGAAGAGCAAAAACAGTTAGTTACTAATTATATTTTTTCATTTTCTGATAACGGTGTTAGCCTTAAAACATATTTAAATGAAGAAATTGGTAGATTACGAGAAATTGTAAAAGACTCACTAACTCTTAATGAGGTTGTAAATGACCCAGATATGATCACGAAAACAAATAAAATATTAGAGTTTTTTGACAGCTTAAAAGAAAAACAATTAACAGAAAACGACATTGAAAAATTATTAAAGATCCAATCTCTTGCTGATGAGGTACAAAGCGATGGCAGTTAAAATAACTGTTGGTACTCCTACAGACGATATTATGCCTGTAGTAGAAGAGCCAAAAGTCCCACAAGCATCGATGCAAATGAATGCCAGAAAGACTCTTGATGGCAATTTAGCAATTTATGATCATGTTGATATTGATATAGTAGTAATTCCTGGCAAAAATAAAATACTTGCATTAGCTAAAAATGAAATGTCTGATGAAGTATATGAAACCCAATCACGACTATTCGACTACTTGGTGAAAAAAGGAATTGTTTTACCAGAATCTATTCGAGGAGGTAATGTATATGCTTCAATGGAAGGGCTATATCCTGCTTCACAAAACGGTAGAGATCACTCTCAAGTAACAATTTTTACTATTGGAAAGTTTTTAGAAGAAGAAAAACCATATTATATGTGGAATCAGGCCCATGAGGATGATATGGAAGATTGGTGGACTGAGCCAACTGAAGAAGAAACGACAGAATATGGTGAAGTTTCACAAGAAAGAGAAAAAGGCTCACTTCCCAAAGATAGTGGGAGACATGGTTATAGAGTTTACGAATCAAAGGATGATTAATGATTTCTTTAATTTATTTTATTCTTTGTTCATATGGCCTTACACAACTTTTATGTTTTGCTAAAATATTCGATAAAATTAGACCTTCCTGTTATATGTTTTCCTGCCCCATGTGTATGGGCTTCTGGGTTGGCATATTTTTATTCTGTATAAACCCTTTAACAGAACTATTTAACTATGAATATAATTTTGTCAATGCAATGTTACTTGGCTGGTTATCTTCTGGAACTTCTTATGTATTAAATATGTTATTTTGTGATAACGGTTTTAATATTGGGATCAATAACGAG